TCCTGACTCAGCAAGACGAGTTAAACGAGCAACGTAATCAGTTTCACCATTTTCTTGAACTGGGTCTTGCTCTGCTCCACCTGTGCCTGGCTGACCGCTTTGTGTTCCAACAAGTCCAAGTTTCTTAGAAGTGTTAAGCCAAGCGTCTGACCAACGACCGCTAGCGTCAAATATCTTTTTTGCAGCTTTAGCGTTTGTCAGTGGGTCGTATAAACCTAGAGGCTCGCGCTTTGGGTCGTTATATTTTTTCCAATCTTTAAGGGATCGGATCTGGAATAGACCAATACTGTAATCCCAAGTGCTATCTGTTAGCCCTTTATCACCCTCAGCGTTTGTTCTCCAGCCTGACTCGAGACGTGAAACATCAAGAGCGTTTTCTAAATCTTGTCCTTCAAAACCAGCTTGTTCCAAAATACTTCTAACTTCTGCCTCTTCAAGTTTTTGACCTTGATGTGGGGCATGTACGCCTCCGCCCTCATGGCGGTTGCGGCGGCCAGTAAGGTGATTAGGGATAATAACGCCATCAGTTTTTGGAATAAAGAGCTCTGGGCCTAATTCACCAACAATGTAAGGTTGTTCGTCTCCAACTTTTCCGCCTTTGGCTCTAAAGCCAAGCATAGATAAAATTCCCTTAGCCATGTCCTGACCTAAACCGTTACCGCCATTAAGCATTGTTTCTGTAAATGCTTTTAGATTTGTTGCGCCCTTAAGCACACCAGTAAGTTGGTCAAGCATGTTCATTCCAGTGCCTAACCCGGTTAAGGTTTGCGAAGCTAGTTTAAATCCAGAAGATCCAGCTTTTGCTACTTGGAAAAGACCTTGTGCAGCAACTGCATTTTGCTGGCTTTTAGCCACAACAGACTCAGTAGTTCCGCCAGCGTCAAGTACAGATTGCTTGCTGATATCTCCGCCACCGGTACGGGCTTTGAAGATCAAACCGTTAATCATCATTTGGCGCAGAATTGGGTCTCCACCAAAGTACATATCAAGCATTGAATACAAAGAGTTGCCAGGCTGTAAACCAATCATGACTTCGCGTTGGGTAGGTGTTTTGTTTGAACCGTACGCTTGGGCGTAGTCTTTACAAATCTTTTTCCAGATATCATCAATAATCTGGTCTGGCGGTTTCATGTTTCCATCTTCATCACGGATACGAATACCTATACCGCGAAGCATGTTTACATTTTTAGCTTGTTGCATAGCGCCGTATGCACGAGTTGTTCCTTCAATACCAGCACCAGGTAGTAAGTTAGATATATTTGCAATACCGCCCATGATGCTGCCTTGTAAACCGCCACCAGCACCCTCTAAAAAGTTACCGCCCGTAATTCCATAGCTTTGAGCCGCAACTAATGCGGTCATAGCGTCCATCTTATTATTTACGGTGCCTTGTTTTGATATATCACTTTGGAATCTACCAATTTTTTCGTAGTCTTTACTTCCACCAGTTCTAAAATTAGTATTAAATGGGTAACCCATTTCCATACTTCCGCTGTATTTTCTATCCCTACCGTTGTAATCCCCTGAAAAGAAAGCTGCACCTTGCATCATTAATTCTGCTTGGGTAATTTCTTCTGTAGAAGAAAGGGCGCCAGCGCCCACAGCCCCTGCGTAAAGCATGGCGGCAGCTGGGTTTTGCTTTACATAGTTAGTTAAATTACGTGTATAACTTTGTGGTTGTGGAAATAGTTCATTACTATCGTCACCAAAAGGGGTTACTGGGTTTCGAGGACCGCCTCCACGACCTCCACCGCCACCTGTAGGTACGATAGAAGTCGATGGAGGAGTAAAACGAGGTGAAGGAGCTATCTGGTTAGAGCTAACGCCGTCGCCGCCTTGATAGACTGCAACAGCTCGGTTTTCAGTAGTATTTACTTTTTGCAGGACTCCGCCAACGGCTGAACCAGCATCGAGCGCAGCATTTTTAATACTTGCAAGGCTCTGCAAAGCGCGTGGTGCCGGTAAGTTCATACCGCTCCTTGGGTCTGCCACAGCTACTTCCTTCCGTTAAACCGTTGTGCTCTTTCTAACCAGTTTTGTCTTTCTCTAACTGAGAGGTTTTTAATCTCTGTCAAAGTCCAACCTGTAAACGTTCTAGTCAAAATCTCGTAATGATCTAAAAGTAGATCGTACGTAACTTGGCTATAGACGAAACAAATCTACAAGGCTAAGTGGGATATCAATAGGTTCCTCACATGCCTTGCAGACCTTGCTCACCTCCCCAAGGCGTGGGCCTGGGTTGCGCTCAAGGATTGAATCAATAATCTTTGCTCTGTCTGCCATACCGAGGGCTAGAGGCCCAGCGTTTCCTATTGACATCTCACCGTTAATAGAATTTATGCAGCCAGCTAATAAAATTGTGTTTACTTCCGGAACACTCATTTGAGTATTTTCCATAAGTTTCTTTTGAACAAGTCCTGTTGGAAGGCTTACTTCAACAGGCCCAAGCTTTGTCTTTACAACCCAGTTACGATCATTAACTTTGTCCTTTAGTTTGATAAAAGGAACATCGTGTAAAAGATGTACATCTGATTGCTGTTCAACGTTACAACTTGGGCAACGAAGCTTGAGGTCTAGAGCCTCACCAAAAGTAACTCTACGAATTCCTAAAAGGATGGCATCTCTGTCACCTGATAGAAGCAAGTCAATGTCGTCCCTGGTAGCTTCTTTGTCTCCTAGCTTTACCAAGCCACGCTCTAAAAGAACGTGAAGTGATTTAGCTGTAGATCCGGCTTTTGCAATAGCTTCTTCGTCAGCTCCAGTTAGTTCTCTAACTTCAGCTGTTGTAATTAACTTGCCGTCAAAGGTTAAATACCCTCCAGGCAAATCTACTTCTGAGGCAGAAGGGGCCCGAGTTTCAACAATCTTCTCGGGCTCCTCCATAGCCTGTTTAGCGTACTGTGATACGAGTTCTGCATCGGTAATGATTTCAGCCACTTTTTATAGTCCTTTGTTTGGGGTTACGCTAGTGTAGAACGGTTTACTGGGTTAAAAGAACCATCAGTAAAGAACACTGATAGACCTTCGTGAACAAGAGCCATTGATTCGTAAAGAATTGCTCCGTCATTTGCGTTTAGATCTGTGTAGTTAAGCTGGGTAATCCAAGCGTTGCGGATGTCAAATCCCATCTTTGGGGTATTTTCATTTGTAGCACCTGCATTTGGATGATCCATTACATAGATCTTAATGTTAACGCGGAAGCTCTTTCCTGCTACTGAAAGTCCATCTCCAGCAACAGAAGCAAACAATCCACGCATCCAAGCTTGAGCTTGGTCATTGCCGTATAGCACTCCGCGTTGGAATGTAATTGGGCTAAATGTGGTCATACCAGGTACCTGGTGAACAGTGGTGTTGTAGCCACCCTCACGGTACTGGATTGACTGTGTAGTGATATTTAAACCACTGATTGAGCTAAATCCACCTACCCAACCGGTTGATTGACCAGATGCTGTAGTAGCGCTTGCGCTTGTTTGGATTTTATTTGTAAATGTATCTTCTGTACCCACTTTGTTGAATTCAGCATAAAACCGAAAGCTACGTAATGGATCAGTCGCTAATGTTGAGAAGCGATTAATAATACTGCTTGTCATTATTTATTTTCTCCTTTACGCAACAGTAACGGTGGTTCCACCGTCAAACTGACCGATCTTGATGACAATGAATTCCGCTGGGCGTTGTAGCGCAACACCAACTGCAATGTTAAGTTCACCATTGTCAATTGATACCTGCGGATTGTTTTCTGTATCAGCTTGGACAAAGAATGCCTGTTGAGGTGTTGCCCCAGCTAGACCGCCCTGTGACCAGAAACTTGTTAGGAAGCTGCTAATTGTTGAGTTCAAACGACGACGTGTTTCAGCGTTGTTTGGCTCAAATACAGCAAATTGAGTAAGGTCTGTTAAAGCCTTCTTCAAGAAGATAAGTGTGCGACGTGTAGGAACATACTTATCAAGATTTCCTGCTTTTAGAGTACGAGCTCCCATAACACAAATACCTGTTCCTGGAATGAACTTAATTGCGTTCACAGGAGCAGCTGTTGAGTTCATAAGATCAAGCTCTGCATTTGTAAGTGAAGTGATTCCAACAGCTCCAGCAATTCGTGCTTGAACTCCCGCAGGTGCTTTAAACACTCCACGAGCAGCATCAGTTGCAGTGAAAAGACCAGCTACTGCTCCTCCGGCACCAATTGTACGTACAGCGGTTGAAGCTCCGTTTACACCAACTGTTGGGTCAGCAATAGTAATACGTGGGTAGTAAACAGCTGCTGCTGCACTTGGTGTATAGGTTGAAGCTAGGTTTAGCTGTGTGCTTGAGGTTGCTGCGTTTCCTACAGGAAAGTCTGAACCATCAATAACAACAAAAATGTCTCCGCGAGCTTCTGCGTATGCAATTGCTGCGTTAATTGAAGTTGCGTCAACACGACCAGCTACGTTAAGTGTTAGTGATGTGTTAATAGAATCAAAAACACTGTAAGAGGTAATGTTAGTAATAG